ACGTTACAAACAGATGAAAGAGGGCAAACAGAGCTGGTTACTACTGATATAACAAGTTTAGATGCAAGTACACAAAATGAATTAGCAGATAGAATTAACCAGACACCAGATAGATCAGGATATGATGGTTATTTGATAGGAGACGGAATACCACCAAATGGAGAATCATTTGGTACTGGAATAAGTTTTCCTACTACACAAGCCAAAGGCGATTACTTTTTACGTACAGACTTATTACCAAATAGATTATTTAGATATGATGGAACAAGATGGGTTAAGATGGAAGACGCAGTGAGAATGACTATGACTAATACTGATACAAGAAATACATTTAAATCTGGATTTATAAACAACACAGCAACCAATCAAATTGCTGGTGAAACTGTAACAGAAAGACAAAGTTTATCACAAGCACTTAAACCAAAGGCAGATAATTAATGCAACATTTTTACGATGGACAAATTAGAAGATATATTACGCAATTAATTAGATTGTTTAGTAATTTTTCTTACAAAGATGGAGAAGGAAAACTGACTCAAATTCCTGTCATGTATGGTGACATCACTAGACAAGTAGGACACATATTGAGAGATAACAGTGAAAATAAAATTCCATCTGCTCCTAGAATGGCAGTTTATATAACTGGCTTGGAACAAGATAGAACAAGGACTGCTGATTCTTCGTTTGTACACAAAGTTCATCTTAGAGAACGTGCATATGATAGTTCAAATAAAGAATATCTTAATACACAAGGAAAAAATTATACTGTAGAAAGAATTATGCCTAGTCCATATACACTTAATATAAATGTTGATATATGGAGCACTAACACAGAACAAAAATTACAAATTATGGAACAGATATTAATGCTGTTTAATCCTAGTTTGGAGATTCAAACAACAGACAATTACGTAGATTGGAGTAGTTTATCTGTTGTTGAATTGACTTCTGTAAGTTTTAGTAGCAGAACAATTCCTATTGGTACAGAGTCTGAAATAGACATAGGACAGCTGAGTTTTACTACGCCAATTTATTTGAATTTACCTTCCAAAGTAAAAAAATTAGGTGTAATAACAAGTGTTGTGATGAGTATTTTTGATGAATCAAAAGGAACTATAGACTTAGGTAATAGCACACCGCAACTAATGGCTTATTCAGATGCTGAACAAACTCATCCTAAAATGGACAAAGCAAATGACAGAACTGTAACAATGGGTATAGCCGCAGGTGCAACAACTTACAAAGACTATGATATACTTGTAATGAATAACATTGCACAAATTGTTGATAGAGGTATTGTAGGAAGCATTCAGTGGGACGTCATTACAGAAGCATTACCTGGAAATTTTAGGACTGGGTTATCTCAAATACAACTAAAAAGAAAATTACTTGAAGGAGAAACAGGAAGTATTAGTGTCAATGCCAGTGTAGCAATCAATGAATTAGACAGAAGTAAATTAATTCTTACATATGATGCTGATACTATTCCTACAAACACTGATTTGAATTCACCAAGCGGACGTAACAACACAGGATCTGTTGATTATATTGTTGATCCTTTAAAATTTAATCCTGCAACTGCAAAAACTGCCGGGTTAAGATTATTATTATTAGGTGCAATTAATACTAGTACAAACGTTGGTGGATTAATGACTTATGGTCAAGATCCTTCAGACGGAAGTAGTCAAGATCCATATGATGGCCCAGATGCATGGAAAAACACAGACGGATCTGATTTTGTAGCTGGTGAGAATGATGTAGTTGAATGGGATGGTGCTAAATGGTATATAGTTTTTGATGCTAGTGAGGATCCCGGAACCACAACCAAGTATTTAACTAACCTAAATACAGGTGTCCAATATAGATGGACTGGCTCAGAATGGATACTTTCATTCGAAGGCGAGTATCAAAAAGGCACTTGGCGACTCATTTTTTAAGTAAATATTTTCATGAGTGAAGAAATTATTTGTAGTGGTGCCCTCTTCTATTGTCTAAAAAGCAAAAGATTCTTATTATTACATAGGACACAAAGCAAACAAAAAAATGTATGGGGATTAGTTGGTGGAACTAACGGAAAAAACGAATCTCCCTGGCCAGCATTACAGCGTGAAATAAAAGAAGAAATTGGTAAGCTACCCGAAATAGTTAAAACAATTCCGCTTGAAACTTTTGTAAGCACAGATTCTAAGTTTCATTTTCACACTTATCTTTGTGTAGTTAAGGATGAATTTTTACCTGATCTAAATGAAGAACATGACGGCTATGCTTGGGTAAGTTTTGGTAAATGGCCCAAGCCTTTGCACATGGGATTAAGAAACACATTACAAAACAAAACTAATCAAACAAAACTACAAACAGTTTTTGATTTAATAGGATATCTAGAAAATGAAACGAATTAAAGATATAACCATAGTAGGTGGTGGTTCAGCGGCATGGTTGGCCGCTGTATATATACAAAATAATTTTTGGGACTTGCCGGTCACAGTTATAGATAAAGAAATAGGTAATCCTATAGGAGTAGGAGAAGCAACTGTACTGACTTTTCCACATTACTTGAGACAATGTGGTATAGATTTACCACAATGGTTTCAAAATGTAGATGCAACATACAAAGCAGGTATTGACTTTCCACATTGGAAAAATCCTAAAGGTAGAGTATGGCATCCTTTCTATCTGAACAGATCTTATTTTGATATGAAATGTACTCAATATGATATTTGGGCACAAAAACAAGAACTAGATTACTGCAAACATGCATTACCTTGCTATGAAACTGTGATGGATAATCGAGTAGATATGATGAACAGTTTTGAAACACTTGCATATCACATAGATGCAGGTAAGCTGGTTACTGAATTACAAAACATTTGTAGAAGTACTGTAAAGACAATTAAGAGTGATGTTGTAAATGTAAATAAAGACGAAAAAGGCTTTATAACCAGCCTAGATCTTAAGAATGGTGCAACACATGTATCTGACTTTTACCTCGACTGTACGGGCTTTATATCGCTTTTAAAAGGCCAAAAAAAGAAGGAATTACTTAATACAGGTAGACTGTTTACTAACTCTGCTGTAGCAGGACACGTACCATATGAAGACTTTGAAAAAGAGTGTACACCTTACGTAAAATGCCCTGCTGTTGACCATGGTTGGATATGGAAAATTCCAGTACAATCAAGAATAGGATCCGGATTAGTTTTCAATAGAGACATAACAGATCCTGATACTGCAATGCAATATTTTAGTGATCATTGGAATGGTAGGATCAAACCAGAAGATCTAAAGTTAATTGACTGGACACCTTATTATAGCGAAAACTTTTGGGAGAAAAATGTTGTTTCAATAGGCCTAAGCGGAGGATTTATTGAACCTTTAGAAAGCACAGGATTAGCAAGTATGACATATGGTGTACAAGAACTTGCAAAACAAATACCACAATATGTTTATAATGAAGAAGCTATAGCAAGTTATAATATGTCAATGATGAATTGGTACTCAGATGCTGTAGATTTTGTAGGAAGTCATTATGCAGACACAGAATGGGATACAAAATTTTGGAATTATGTCAAAGAAATGCATGTAAAATCAGAAAAACATTTATGGTATGAAGAATGGTTACGTGATCCCCAAAGATCTTTTTACAGTGATGTTTCTAGTAATACTTTATTTCATCCGCAAAATTGGCAACTATGGTTAATACAAATGGGTTATCCTGTAAGTAAAGATATGAATAGAGTTAATCCAATGCAATTAGATTTTGCAATGACAGAATTTTTACGGGCTGAAGAAGTCAGAAAGAGAACTAGTCTTAGTCATATTAATGCAATTGAATCGACCAACATGGGAATGGACTGGTATAAGGCATCTCAAGGACAGCGAGAAGGATTTCTATAATGAAAGTAGTTGTTGTAGGTGGCGGCACAGCTGGCTGGTTGGCCGCGTTGATGATATCAAAAATTAGACCAGAACACGATGTAACAGTAATTGAAAGTTCTAAGATTGGCATTATTGGTGCAGGAGAAGGAAGTACTGGATCTCTTACAAACATAGTGCAAAACGAAATGTGGAACCTTGGTTGTGTAGAAAAGGATTTTATTCGTGAATGTGATGCTACTATTAAATTAGGTATCAAACACATAGGTTGGAACAAGGATACAAAGTCACATTACTACGGTCCAATAGATGGTTCTCCGACCAGTGGAGATGTTGTAGATGTAGTGTTTCAAAATGCTTTAGGTTATCGTGAACAAGACATGCTTCATGTTTCAACAGAACTAGGATACAAAATTCATCACAATAGAAATAGTTTTGTAGAAGACAAAGGAAATCATGCGTATCATTTTGATGCTCACAAGGTTGGACAATATTTTAAAAAGGTTTGTAATACTGTAAAACATATTGACAGTGAAGTTGATGATGTGGTAAAGGATCCTGAAAATGGCTGGGTCACTGAATTAAAATTAAGCAACGGTTCAACAATAAAAGGAGATATGTTCATTGATGCAAGTGGATTTAATCAAGTTTTAATGAAGGCCGTAGGCAGTAAATGGAAGAGTTACAAAGAAAATTTACCTGTAAATTCTGCACTTCCTTTCTTATTACCTTATGAAGAAGATGAAAAAATTGAACCTGTTACAAATGCATGGGCACAAAAAAATGGATGGTGTTGGCAAATACCAACATTAAATAGAAGAGGATGTGGCTATGTCTTCTGTGATGATTTTGTTACTCCTGAAAAAGCACAAGAAGAATTAGAACAAAATATAGGTAAAAAAATAGAACCAATAAGATTATTGAAATTTGATAGTGGCAGACAAGAAAGGCTATGGATCAAAAATGTATTATCTGTAGGCTTATGTGCCGCTTTTGCAGAGCCTTTAGAAGCAACTAGTATACACACTACAATTTTTCAATTGAAACATTTCGTATTTGGATGCTTAGGCAAAGATAGAGATGAAACTTGTAACGTAGGACAAGTAGATGATTATAATAATAAAAATGCACATTTATACGATACACTAAAAGATTTCTTAGTAGCTCATTATACATGTGGTCGTAATGATACAGAATTTTGGAAATACATTGACAGTGGCAAAACAATGACTGATTTTGTAAGAACGATGCATGAAGTTTGTAAAAATAGAGTTCCTAATCATACAATGTTTCCTAGACATGAAGGTTGTGCGGGGTGGCCTTTGTGGAGTTATGTATTAGCTGGCACTGGAAAACTTACAGATAAAATTTGTAGAAGAGAACTACACTTTAATAATGATGTAGATATTTCAGATACTGCATACGTATACCATGTAGGACAACATGATTTTAAAACTATGCATTTACCAGACAATACAAATTACATAAGAGATATGCAATGATAAGAATATACGGCGATATCATGCTAGATAGATGGATAGAAGGAGATTGCAAAAGGATAAGTCCTGAAGCACCAGTCATTGTCCTTAAAGAAGAAACATTCACAGACAGTATAGGAGGAGCAGGAAACCTTGCAAATAATATAGGAAATATTAATAAAAAAGAAGAGGTTATTTTGTACGGAAGTGTAGCTTTAGATAACGAAGGTATGATAGTGCAAGATATCTTAGACGAGACTAATGTAACAAATAAAGTGTTCAATGATGCAACTACAACTACAACAAAAACTAGATTTGTAGGACAAGGAGGACAACAGGTCCTAAGATGGGATAGAGAAACACCATATGAAAATGAGACTCCATTTGATTCTTTATTACAAGATATACAACAAGACGATATAGTTTGTGTAAGCGATTACGCAAAAGGTACAGTTAAAGCTAACACAATTAATCAAATATTTAGAAAATGTAAAGTTTTAGTAGACCCTAAACAAGAAGATTATTTTTATGATGGAGCTTTTTTAGTAAAGCCTAACATGTCAGAATATCAAGAGTGGTTTGGTGAATTTGACGAAATAGATGCAACAAATATAATGAGAAAACACAACTGGCAATGGTTAGTTGTGACCGATGGTGCAAACGGAATGCATGTTCTCTGCGAAGACAGTAGATATCAACATTTCAAAGAACCAGCAAATCAAATAGTCGATGTTACAGGAGCAGGTGATATAGTTTTGGCTGTTATTGCCCATCTTTTACATCAAGGTAAAGATGTTTTCGAAGCATGTGAAGTGGCTTGTTATGCCGCGGCTAGGGGAGTTGAACGTAGAGGCACTAGTATTATTACCAAAAAAGATTTACGTAAAAAAACTACTGTATGGACAAACGGAGTATTTGATGTGCTACACAAAGGACATCTCGAACTACTAAAATTTGCACATAAACAAGGCGATAAACTTATTGTAGGTATTAATAACGATGCCAGTGTCAAACGCTTAAAAGGTGAAACTAGACCCATTAATGACGTTAACGAACGTAAATCGCAACTTGAATCATTACCGTGGGTGGATCAGGTTGTAGTGTTTGATGAAGACACACCATTAAATAGTATTATGTCATACAAACCTGATGTAATAGTCAAAGGTGGCGATTACACAGTACAAACAGTAGTTGGTCATGAACTTGCAGAAGTTGTAATATTTCCGACCATTGAGGGTGTAAGTACAACAAATACGATAGGTAAAATTACACAATGAAGATTTTAGTCACTGGACACAAAGGCTTTATTGGAAGCCATATGTCTCAATATTTGCTACAAAAAGGTCATGATGTAGAAGGATTTGACTGGGTAGAAAGTGTGGTACCTGCTGTTGAACAGTACGATTGGGTAGTACATTGTGGTGCTATTTCAGATACAACTGAGAGAGATATCAACAAGGTTTGGAGACACAACTACGAATTTACTATGCGTCTTCTACAAATTTGTGATAATTATCAAACAAATATCCAATTAGCGAGTAGTGCCGCTGTTTATGGTCCTAATAAAGATTTCAACGAAGAAGATCCTTGCTATCCTCAAACACCTTATGCTTGGAGCAAGTTTTTAATTGATAAGTTTTTACTCGACGCCGGAATAGATAAATTTAATATGTTGGTCCAAAGCTATAGATATTTTAATGTATATGGTCCTGGAGAAGGACACAAAAAAGATCAGATGAGTATGGTAAGCAAATTCCAGGTACAAGCGGCAACAGAGGGTAAAATTAAACTATTTAAGAACAGTGACAAATATAAAAGAGACATAGTTTGTGTATATGATCTTGTACGCATACAGGAAGAGATGATGCATCAAGACGTAAGTGGTGTATATAACCTAGGTACTGGTAAGGCAGTAGACATAGAAAGTGTCGCAAAGGTTGTTGCAAAGGAAACCGGAGCGAAAATAGAATATATTGACATGCCTGATCATCTAAAAAACCAATATCAGGACTATACTTGTGCGGATAATTCCAAGCTACATAATACTATACCAATTAGACATTGGATTACACTAAAAGAATACTACAAGGATATTGTTAATGACCGAAAGACTTGAAGGTAAAGTAGAAAAAGGTTGGGGCTATGAATTAATCTGGGCTACCAACGAAAAATACTGTGGCAAAATCATGGTATTTGAAAAAGTAGGATCTAAATTTAGTTTGCATTTCCATAAAGAAAAAGATGAAACTTGGTTTGTAAACAACGGAAAATTTTTACTTAGATGGATTGATACAAAAACATCTAAGATTTATGAACAAGAATTAACGCAAGGTATGACTTGGCATAATCCTCCTTTACAACCACATCAATTAGTTTGTATGGAGGCAGGAAGTAGTGTAACTGAAGTTAGTACTGCTGATTCTGTTGAAGATAATTACAGGATTGCTCCTGGAGATAGCCAAGCTGATCAGGAAATTAAGCCTGAGCCTCGCCCCACTTCGTAATAATATTCGCTTTTGTTGTTGCACCAGTAGTTTTATACACGTTGATTGCTAACACGTCTGGACCATTTGGAAAAGTACCTCTTCCTCCCAGTGTAGTATTGGTCAATTCTTTCAATAGGTTGAGATCCAATGTTGATCTTTCTCCTGGTTGTGCAATAAATGAAAATACTGTTTCACCTGGCTGTGCGTACGGAGGTTGTTGGAACGTAAAGTTAAATAAGTCTCCTGGTGAAACTGTACCAGTATACGCATTGTTAAATGTAACTCTGTAGTATTCAATACCTGATCCACTTTGATTACCAAATAATAATGGTCCTTCAACATTTGTGACATATGATCCCGCTGGCATACTGATGTCACTTTGGTCAGTTGGAGCACCGCCCGAGTTACCAATAATCGTACCTGACTTGGCTCCTGTTGCGTCCCATACATTTTTAAGGAACAATGCACTAACGCTGTTTACTGTGTCTCCACCTTTTTGGAATGTCTGTGTTGCCGCGTTACTAGAGTTTGAATTTGAGTTCTGAGAAAAGTAAACTAGATAACGTCCATAAATTGTTTGGTCAACAACCTGTTGGATTGTAGTTCCTGATGGAAAGTATTCATTACCTCCACCGTCTGCATTAACTTCATCACCAACTGATAGATTAGCATCTTCCCAACTATTTGCTGTAAAGTATGCATAACTTCTGTTTGTTCTAAATGACCACCATGGCATCAATTGAGCCGTTGCAGTAACCTGAGCCATAACTGCACCAGTTGTATAGGTTGCAGTATCACCTGAGTTCCAGTTAACTGATGCACCTGAGGCAACCTGTGCAAAGCTAGGCTGACCACCTTGGGCTAGTCCTGACAGTCCTTGCCAACCAATGTCACTTGGGTTGAGTGGATAGTTTTGCGGATTTAATATTCCTTCAATAACGATACCACCTGTAACAATTTGTGTGTTGTCAGTTGGATCAACACCATCTGATGTGATCTCTAAACCTTGCATAAGCAACTGGGCTCTGTTAAGAAGTTCTCTATCTCCTAAATCTCCAACAATAGCGTTACTAACACTAGGTGCTAGTCTAAGTAAGAAAGCTGTTTGTCTTGTTGTAGAAACTGACAATCCTGCTTCTGTGTATGAGAAGATATAACCTCTATCTTCATCAAACATTCCGTCTGTAATAAACGCTGATCCCCAGTGTGATATGAGTGGAGTAATTGTATTACTTACTAATATGACACCAGTCCTTGCCGCATGTCCACTTGCCGGACTTGCTGAATACTGTCTAGTTGCACCTGCTTGGAAGTTTGTTAATGAAGTACCTCTGGTTAAACCTGAAAGTGTTCTGGTTGTATCATCTTTTGCTGTATAAGATATAAGCTCGTTATCTATAAACACAGTACCTGAGCTTGGAAAGAATTTGCTTTCTACAAGTGTCAACGTAGTTTGTGTGTCAGTAATATCACTTGCTAGTCTATCAAATGCTCCTTCATTAGTAACTTCATAACGCACAGGTAAGTTACCTGATCTCATAAATGCTTCTGTGTTTACGTTTGAGTTACGCATTCTGTGACAGAACACAAAGTTACCATCGGCACCTCTTACCATCCAGTCAATGAAACCAGCACCGTACCAACTGTATTGGATACCAATCATCTGCATGTATCTCACATCCATATTGTATCCACTTGGTCCAGTACCGTCTAGTCTATCCAAGTTCCATTCTTCTTGTAGTACTTTTTTGTCAGCAATAAGGTTTACCTTAGCCGCATATATTTGATTTACTCCTCTATAATCTGGAGTAATTGTAATTTGTGTTTGTGAATCAACATTTGATACAACGTGTGTCATTCCTTTAATAACAATTCTATCACCTGCTTTGAGCTGGTCTCTAAATCTTGTGTTGTTACCTGTAATAAGGTTACTATCTGGCGATGCTCCAACCGTTCCTGCAATTTGTTTTGTAGATGTTCTTTGAGCAACACTTACATTACTACCATCATATTCCCAATAAATTCCATTTTGGTCATCAAAGATTCCCGAGCGTACAGTAGCACCATGCCATCCAACGACAGTCATCTGTGCCGCAAAACCTAGTACGGCTGTTGTTGCGCCGAGTCTACGTGTTGAAAGTACTTTTAATGTTCTTTCATCAACAATTTGATTAACTACATATTCTCCGTTGAATCCTGCTGATTCAACTCCGATGATTCTTATTCTACCACCAACCTGAGCACCATGATCATTATCATCACTCACGATAGTAAGTGTAGCACCTATCTCAGTGCCAGTTGCAGTAATGGATCTTACATCATAGGATGGGGCAAAAAGTGCACCTGTTGTATACATGATACCCTTACCAGACTGGTATCTAATGTATTTTTTACTCTGTCTAATTGCTTGAGCACCGTGTTGAGGTCCACCTGTTCCTAACTGCACACCACCGTCATATGGTCTGTGTATGAAGAATGAGTCAGGTCGCATGTAAACGTTACCTTGTACCTTATCTTCAACTGATGTGCCAGTAACAAATTCCTTAATATTACCAGGAGCTCTTGTGTTATATCTAATTTTCTTTGTAGTTGGAACTGTGATTGCCATGAACGAACCACCTGCTAATTGGTGATTATTTGTTCCGCCATCATCTGAATTGATATCAACAATGAATGTATCACCTGGTACAATACCATGTGCATATGGCCACGATACTTCTACAGTTGCCAACGCTTCAAATGGTATATTAGTTCCTTGATTAATTGCTTGTGTTGTAAAATCTGTTAGTGTAATACCATTAACAAGATTTAATGTACCACCTGCAACTCCAGTTCCTGTTATACTTGCAGAACTTAATCCGCCCGAACCATCAACACCTGTAACTGTTACAGTAGCATCGTTGGCTGTGGTTGAACCACCTAAGTTTGTGCCAACTATTGTTATAATATTTCCTACTTTGTATCCTGATCCGTTTGCATTAATGGCAACCGAATATGTTCCTTGCGTTCTAGTTACGTTAAATGTTCCACTTGCACCTGCATGTGCTTCGTTAGTGCCTGGCACACCTGTAAAGCTGGTTGGTAATGTTGGAGCACTACCAGAAATACTTGCTGTTGCAATTATACCTTGATCATCAATTCCTGTTGTGTTTACGCTATCAATTGTTACTGTGGCGTCATTTGTAGGAGATGCTCCGCCTAACTGTGTACCTGCAATAGTAAATGTTTGTCCTTGATAATAATCCTCACCAGCAGTATCTATTGAAACAGAATATGCTGTTCCATTATTTATAACGTCGAAAATTGCTCCTGCACCTGCAACATTTGTCATTGTTTTACCTTGAACAGATGAGCCGTTGTATGCTACAGCAAGTGTTGATTCGTCACTGCCTTCTAATCTCACATCAGTGATACCACCTGCACCATCAACCGAAACAATTCTCAGATATAAATCATTGGCTGTTGTTGCACCACCAAGTTTATTTCCTGTTATAACAAGTGTATCTGCTGTATTGTAACCTGTACCGTTAGCTGAAATTTGTATACTGTAAGATGCACTTGCACCTATACTTCTATTAATATTGAATGCAAAATCTGTACCCGAACCACCACTGAATGTTAATGCTGAAGGTCCAAATGAATAACTTAAAGTAAGTGCTGGAGGTGTACCAACTCTTGCCGAATCATTAACTATTGTCAATGTTGTAATTGTTCCGCCGCCGCCTACAGCCGCAACATAGGCTAATACATCATTACCACTGCCAAATGATTGTGAACCATCTGATGAACTTCCTGGTGATACATTTGATCCTGATAGTTTTACTATGTCGTTTACTGCATAACCTGAAGTAGCATTTGGTGAATTAAAAGTTATGGCATTGTATGCATTGTTTTCCCAACCAATATCTACCTGTGTTCCACCCCATGTACCTGCACTATTGTTGTAAGTTGATGTTACATTTTGCCATGTAATGCTTCCGCTCAAAGCTGTTCCTGAAATTGATGCAGATGTTATACCGCCGGATCCATTTACGGCTGTAACCAATAATACGGCATCATTTGCTGGAGTCAAACCACCTAAATTAGTACCTAATATTTTAATAGTATCACCTTGCTTGTATCCTGAACCAGCTTGGTTAATACCGTCTACTGAATAGTTTACTCCTGATCGACTAATATTAAATTGTCCATTTAAACCTGCTGGTGCTGTTATCGTACCAGACACACCGGTGTAAGTTTCTGTATTTTTATTAATTGTAGATGTAAATTGTCCACTCATAGATACAGTTGATCCTACTATGTTATTAACAAATATAGCATCACCTGAGCCATTATCAGCCGCTAATCCTTGAACAATACCACTTGTTGAACTTACTGTGAACTGCGTGTTACCACTTGTAATATCGCCTGTTAAATTCATCGATAATGGAGTACCACCTGGTGTATTTGCAACAGCTGATACCTGTGTACCGACAGCAAACGCTGATGGATAATTTATAGGAGCACCAATTTCTGGAACGTCTCCTGTGGTTGCAATTCTATTTTCACTTTGCTGTGCCGCAAGTGATAAGTTCATTGTACCATTAGTACCATTACTGAATACATCAAACTGTGGCTGACCTAAACTAGCACCTGTATAAAAAGCACCTTGTCTAAGTTGTGTGTATGTTGTTGAAAGTACCTGTCCATTTGTAGTTCCAACTTTTGATTTTGCATAAAAAGTAAACGTTGTAGCTGTAGGTACAGTATTAATAATAAACGAACCTTCTGCTCTAGCGGCTCCAACAACAGCATCTTCTAATGCTTTGATTGTAATTGGTGTACCTGCAATAAATCCGTGTCCACCTATTGTTGTTACAGTAATTAAACTAGCACCAATTCCTGCAGAGCCTGACGAAGCATCTGTTGTGACAGTTGCAACTTGCGTGTCAGTTCCTGGCAATTCATACACACTTGGATATCCACGCATCATTCCTATAGCTGACCATTTGGTTGGCTGTAAGCCGTATTCAAAGTCAGCATCAAGCATGGATAACGGTGGTGCAATACGCATACGTTCAATAGCATCTGTACCAAAACGGTATGGTCTAGTTGTCTGTTCTTCGCTATTTACAAATATTTGTATTTCATCTGTTGTTGCTTGTGTGCTTGTGTTAAAAACTAAATCTACTATAGTAATAGCATCAGTTGTTTGTAAATATTTTGGAAAGTCCGTATCTGAATTTTCATTAGCATTTACCGAATCATATTTTACAACATATCCGCCACTATCTCTAGGTGTAACATCATCTATTCTTGTAACCTTACCACCTTTTGTAGCATCAGTAAAGTTGTATATGACTTCAGATTTAGTTGAGTTTGTAATAATAAGCAAATCACTTGCGTCATAGTTTCCTGCAAATCTAATATGACCTAAACCTTTTCTTTCAAACGTAGGTAACGAACTTAATCCGTTTGTAATAACTGCTATTACTATTGCAGAAAGAGTTTGTATTCTAGTACCAGCTTGTGGTTCTGAAGTATAAGTTGCGTTAACAGTTTGTGCGTAAGTACTTTGATATGGAGTAGTCTGAGCTGAATTGGCAAACACATGATTAGTTATTAAGTCTCTTGTAAATTCTTTTGCTCTAATTTCTGGAATTCTTGTTCCATCAATTTGTGCAACTTCTCTTTCCCAATAGGTATTTGCAATTCTATAAGTTTCTTGGTTTCCACCATACTGTAAATCATGTAACCATGCGTCTATGTTATAACCTGTATCTCTTCTGCACTTTGCATCATCATATATATAACCTTCAAAGCCTGTGGCATTATCTGCAACTTGCTTTGCTATCCAGGCTGATACTTCGTATTGTATAAAAGTTTTATTTGCGTTCAGTAACCATTTTGCATTTGGATAAACTGCATCATTTAATCCTATACCAGGATAAAACGTATAATTCTGTATCTTTTTCTTTGCCATTCTTTATGCTCCAAATGCCACTGCTAGTGCGGTTGCTGTTGCATCAACATATCCTTTTCTAGCGGCATGTGTGCCTACTGTAGGATCTCTCTGCATTAATAGGTTGTCATTCACTGTTAAATCTCCGTTAAGATTTGAACCACTTACATTCAAATTACTTGCTGAACTGTCAGGCGCAGTAGTCATATCAATATTGTACGCTTGTACTTGTACAGGTGTATGATAACCAATGTCAACATTGTCAATCGTGCCAGGTATTCCTATGTTGTTTACTACTATCCTTGAATTTATTACTGATAAAATTGTATTGTTAGCAGAGTCATTTACTTTGAAAACTCCGCCGTTCACAGCTAAACTATCAAAAGAGTTTGATACTGTTGTACCAGTATCATCACTTGTCTGATCATCACTTGCGGCTTGCACAAATGATTTACCATTAAGTAAAATTGATTTAACGTCTAGTGTCTCTGCTGTAATTTTTCCAGCAGTATCCACAGTATACTTTGGACTTTCAAATCCAAACTGTGCTTGAAACTTATCGTTAATTACTGTGCCTGCCATTTTTCTTCCTTATGTTATATCGAAGCCATAGATTTGATTACGATAGTTCCTTGCATCGCACTATGACTAGAACATCTATACTGATAGTTTCCAGAGATATTTGCTGGCACTTTCCAATATAAAGTTCCGCTTGTCTTACCTTGTGCAGACGAACCTGTTGACTCTGCTCCGGTAGTTTCAACATGCAACAATCCGTTATCATAATTTATACCACCACTTGTTTGAATTAAAAATGGATGACTTCCTATACCTGATAACTTAAATGCAATAGTTGCCCCTGCCAAGGCATAAATTGTAGGATCTTCTGTGTTGCCATATTGATCAAACTTGTACCCGTTAAAAGAATCTGCTGTAACAGTTAAAGTTGTGATGGCAGGATAAGCCATTTGATCAACAGTTTGTCCATGATCTACCCAACTGCTTCCGTTGTATACAAGCACATTACCTGCTATTGCACCTGTAGTATCAGTGTCAGTTAAGGTTGCTAAAGTATTTGTACCTGAGTAATTAATAGTAACAGTATCACCCGCAACTGCTGTTGAAATATTTGTACCACCTGCAATAGTCAAAGTATCTGTTTTGGAATCTGCAACTGCTGTGCCTGAATCCGATGCAACGTTTGTAAATGCGTTTTGGTTTTCTTCACCTGAGTTAGGTGAACCTGTGTATGCAATAGTAACTGTATCGCCTGATATCTGCGTTGATATGTTGGCTCCACCTGCAATAGTTAATGTATCTGTAGTAGAATTTGCAGTGGTTGTTCCTGTGTCACCATCTACTGTATTAAACACATTTTGATTACCACCTGCACTTACTGTTGTAAATTCAAATGTACCGTTACCGTTTGTTTTTAAAACTTGTCCACTTGTACCGTCTGAAATATTTAAATTTAAAAGCGTAGACGGAATAGTAGGTTTGTTGTTTAAATTATTATAGTTAAGATAGTATGAGCCATCTTGTCCATCAAGTGTGTCAGCATCTGTACCTGCCCCACCTGTGGTAGCATCAGTACCTGGTGCCCATTTACCACCGTCCCACTTTAAAACATTTCCTGTTTGTGGTGCAGTACTGGTTGTATCTACGTCTGATAAAGAATTTATGTTTCCTACATAAGCAACACTTTTTAATGGATCCGTGTAGTTTGTGATGGCTCCACCACTCGCATCCAAAAGCATCTTGTGCCATGCTCCAGCATGTGCTACATATACACTACCACCTTCATGAACATGTAGCATTGCACCGTGATATGTGCTTGTGCTAATTGCATTCATTTGGTTTAGTGTTGATGCATGAAAACTTACTTTGTTTATTTTTGCGTTATCGTTTGGAATATCTAATTCCAAATTTGAATTGACGATATCTTTTAAATTTGTGCCATCGCCTAAGCTATTATAAAGCTCATCGGCATTTGCATTGATCTTGGTTGCTCCACCTCTCAGTGTGTCACCAGTACCGTCGTTTGCCGCTGAACCTATGTTTAATACTGATTTTGCCATCTCTTAACCCTTATCAAATGTTAGTGTTGTATTGTCCATTGTACTTGTTAAACTATCAAAAGTATTTATTCCACTTGACTCTTCTGTAGACGTATCTGCGACAATAGCCGGCGGAACAAGTTGATTTATAGTTTTTGCGTAAGTACCATGGAATATTAATTTAGCGCCTGCGTATCCACTATTAGGCGTCACGTTTATGTAACATAAACCAGCATCTACCGTAACTGATAGAGTAATTAGTTCTTGATTTATGCTTGATCTTCCAAATATTGTAGCAACAGCTCTGTCTGGTCTTGCAACTACAGAAAGTTGCAATATTTCTTTTTCATTAGATCCAAATTCAACTGTGATCTGGTAGATAACACTACTAAAATCACCAACATGCCATTTGTCCATCACTGTGCTAGGATATACTCCTATCCAGTTGCCCTTGAAACTAAAACTACTTCTGTTTGATAGCTCTATGGTGTTGTTTTGACCTTTAGATAATAAATTATTCAGCTGTTTATTCATTATACATGCTCCATATTGTATTTATCTTTATAAACAGATATGTAGAACTATAATAAATTATGACAGATCCACTAAACTATGGGCAAACTTATTGAGATTATCAAAGACGTCAGTGCGTTTTTTAAGGTCTTTATTAGCGAAAGTATTAAGTTTTTTTATAGTTTCTTCACCATATCCTGTGCGTACAAGCACTGGTTTTGCCTTTGCCTTGACAGCCGCTTTAAGATCTGATATTTTATCGCCAACATATAATCCATTAGTCCAGTCAACACCTACCTCGGCTGATGCTCTTTTAAACATACCTGTATTAGGTTTTCTATAAGGATCATCCTTAAAAGGTGTAGTTGAGTAATACAATCCATTAATGCTGTGACAACCTATTTCTCCTAGTAAAGTCAACATATGGTTATGCACAATATCGACATCAACTGCATCCATAATACCCTTTTGAATCCCTGCTTGGTTAGTCAAAATTACAACATCATATCCCTTATCTCTAATCATTTTTACAGCTTCTAAACTACCTTCAATGGGTTGGAATTGTTCTGGTTTAGTGACATATCCACCAACATCTACATTAATAGTTCCGTCTCTATCTAATCCTATTACAGGTGTTGACATTATGGTCTCCATCTATCATCTGACCAACCACATTTATCTTTGTTGAACCAGTCAAGTTCGTAAAGTCGTATGGTGTCTTTATTTAATTTTTCTTTCCATTCTTCAACAAAATCTATAGTTTGATCATTTAATTGTTCTACATGTTCGTCTACAAATTTTGCGGCTTCGTGTGTTAAGGGATGAACTTCTGGAGTAATTAAATGTTTCAGTTTTTCATCTGCACTTGGAATGCTAGTTGGTCTGCTTTTAAAAAATTCATCATCTGAACCAAAATTCAAAGCATTTAGTATTGGTGGTGTCGATAATTTTAGTTCATCTTTGTATTGTTCCAACACAGCTCTTACATCTGCTAATTCTAAAAACTGTCTGTCAGTAAATTCAGTAGAAAGTTCAGTCCAACCTTCTTGCCAATCTCTAAATCCTGTAGTAATAACTTCACAACCTAAAGTTTCTAACGCTTTTGTTGTGCTAGTTATCAAAGCACAATCTCTCATGACTGCGTGTATAGGATCTTTGAAAACCTTCTCGTCTTGAAAATTAAAATTACCAGGTGTCCACCAACCCTTGCCTATATTATATCTATCTTCTCTGAACATACTTGTCCATTGTAATAATATGATATCAGATTCATTAAATTTATGTACTGTGTTGGCTTCCCATAATCTTGTGCTAATAAATTGATTACCTGCACCACTCCTTGCCCAGTTCTCTCCATAGTATCCATTATTTTTATGTTGAAAGATTAATATGTCAGCCCAAGTAGGAAAAAAATATTGGGATAAACTGCAACCAAATGCAAAAATCCTCACACCAGCCTCCGCAATAAATCTAACATCATTTTATGCGGTATGGCCTTTACTGTATCAAACGTTTCTTTTTCTTGAATGATATTTTCTACATATTGTTTTGCATCTATGTGTAGATCGTTATATTGTTTTTGTAAACTTGTTCTATCAAAGATATCCATGCCATGTAAAACTAAGGAATGATTGAATTCGTTAAACAAAGTTTTATTTGCAAAATCGTCTGACACTGGTAGCCTGTGTTTCCACATTGCTAAATTATTTTTTAAACTTTCTGGAAGTTCTATTTCTGCAACGTCTTGCCAAAATTTAGTATCACGTCTAGGGCTTATGTAGTGCAATATTATAAAGTCTCTTATGTTTTCCATTATCGCATCAATCTCTTTGTTATACAATTCTATTGTTGCTTGGTTGTAATTAGAAAGTCTTTGAGCTAATAAGAATGATTGGTTAATGCTTGTACCTATTGAACTTGCCTCCAAAGGTTCTACAAAATTAGCACTAAGACCAATAGCACAACAATTTGCAATCCAAGGTTTGTCTATTGCTCCTGGATCAAATTGTATATTTTTTGCAACTTCTATTTCATGACCTAAGTATTTTTCTACTTCTTCCTTGGCTTGATCAGCGTTTATGTAATCGCTATCATAGATGTATCCGTTACCTTTTCTACCCCATACAGGAATTCTAAACATCCAACCACAGTCCATTGCTCGTGCTAGTGTCCAAATTGGTATTTCATCTTCTTCTGGTGTAGGAAATACTATAGCTTCCTTCATCTTTAACCATTGCCTATAGCTTTTCCATTTGGCTCCTAGTTTACTAATTAAAAGTCTTTTGAATCCTGTACAATCAATGTAAAAGTCATAGTGGTAATCCTGCTTTTGACCTTTTAAATATTTTATTTCCGTTGACCAAATTGGTTCTACATCATCATCAATTATCTCACAACCCATTTCTTTAGACTTTTTTGTCAAATAATCATTTAGCTTACTTGTATTAAAGTGATATTGAGACACACCAGTTTCATTTGGTCTCTCTTCAATAAATTTCATAAAAGGTGTTTTGTTATCCCATAGGTAATCGCCAGTAAGTTTTCTTGGATCAACATTTTCACTCATCAGTTTTGAATATACAATAGGAAAACCGTTTCTATCTGCAGAATAATGCGAATGAACATTTTGTAAGTAATCTCTCCCACCCCAATCCTTAAACATGATACCTGTTTTAAATGTTGCATCACATTCTCTAATCATTTCTCCTGCCTGTATACCAACAAAATCCATAAATCGTGACCAATGCTCTGTAGATCCTTCTCCAACCCCAATGGTTGGTATATTAGAACTTTTTATTATGTCAACTGTGTATGTCGGAAAGGATGCCTTCAGCGTTAATGCTGATACAAATCCTGCTGTGCCTCCACCTACAACGCAAATTTTCACTTAATTACTCCATAGTCAGGAAATGTAAAGCCTTGACCAAAGCCGATAATACAATATGTGTTATATGGATCGCCATGACGTTCTACAATAGTAAATGTTTTAGTGTCAAGATTCACATAAACAGCTAATGGTAATATAGCTGGTGTGTTTGATAATCCATTTGCTTCATCAGGGTCTCTAGGTTTTATAATTATGTCACCTGTAAATAATAGTTGTTCATCTTTTTCACCCATAAGTCCAAAAACTTCAAATTCGTCACCACACATCACAGGTTTTTCTTGCCATTCGCCTGCACTAGCTCTTGTATCTGTGATTACAGCTACCGTTGTAAATAAAACTAATACTGCTATTAGTAATCTCATTGTAATCTCCTATTCATCAAAAGTATACCAACCAGATACAATATATTTTATGCCTTTGTATATTGGATTTCCCCTATGAGGGTGCGTATAGTACGCTGGAAATATTGCTAATTTACCTGGTTCAGGTTTTATTTTTACACCTTGGTACAAAAATTCTGTCTCTCCGCCTTCTTCAACTGTATTAAGGTATAAAGTATATGCCATTAACCTTGAAGATGTGCATAAATCTGCATTCTCACAATGCCAAGCATGGTATCCTTGGTGTGGTCTTGTTTTTTGAATGCTCATTCCTTTGGGAGAGTGTTGCACAACTGCTCCTAAGCTATCATATTTTTTTCTATACTTCTCTTCGTATGTCGTCATTACAGTTTGATAAAAAAACTTACACAAGTCTGCATCAACATGAAACATGTTGTTATGATTTGCCATGTCCATAAAGATTCTTTCATCTTGATTCTTAAAACCAGTTTGATGTTCAGTTAACTGCATACTTGCACGTTGTTCAAAAGTTTCTATAAGTTTTTTGCAATAGTCTAAAGGAAAGCAATGCTTATATTCTTCTATTCCATTAAAATCATTTTCCATAATGTCTCCTATATAAAAAATTGTTGGTTGAGTCTATAATTGTCCTCAACAAACATACCCTCTTTTACGTATGCAGTATGCAATACTTCTTGTTTATACAATACCATTCTGTTAAACTTCATAGGTGCCATACCGATCTTTCTCCAATCATGAATATCATCATTGATATATTTAAGAATTGGCATTTTTCCCTCTACATCATATGTTCCTTTAGGCATAGTATCGTCATACTTGGTTTTTCCACCAAAGGTATAGAAGCTAGTTCCGCCGTTTGACTCGTTAGGATCGTTTAGATATATCGTACTTGCAAAATTAAGTCCTGATGGACTGTCCATGTGTGGTCCAATGGGTGGCAATGTCTTAGTTTGCATTACATTTACCATGAATGTTGCATTTGTAAAACTTTGTTCAAGATAGTTTAAAGGAAGTTGGCTGGCTTCTTCGTGAAAGTGTGTTCTTATTAATTGATCAAACACCCAAGCCATAGGAGAAAGATCATAAAATGCATTTATTCTTAATGCTGGATTACCCCCGCGTATTCTTTTATTTTGTGATGCAGGAATATCTAATGCTAGTTGTCTGACCATTGCAGGATTTTTATAAAAGTCATCAACAATAACAACTTTTACCCATTTATCTTTATTTTTCTCGTTGCCAGGTTTGAATGTTTCAACGAATGTTGAATACCCTGGGTTTATTTCAAATGCTTCATATTCATCTATGCTATTTTTCTTCATTTTCTTTTAACTCCAGAATAAAATTTGCACTAATTGTAGCTCTATGGTTGTTTGTTTTGTTTCCTGTGACATAATGTTCTAATGTACTTGGAAAAAATATGATATCACCTTCATCTAATGGAGGTGTTATTCTGTTATTGTATTGAAATGGTTTGCTTGATAATACCGGTAAGCCGCTCGCATGTAAGTCATCATATGTGTTTTTATAAAACACAAAATTTCCACTATCTTTTGGAGTGTTCATCATGTATGCACAACTGAAAACACTACGGCCGGCATGATTATGAACTTCTTGGTAACAATCTTTCTTATATCTATTGAGCCAACACTCAACTCCGTATCTTAGTGGTGCATCTATATTGAAATGTGTAATGTATTTGTTAAGAACTATGATTGCATTCTTGATAAATTCATTGAATGGTAATTGATTGGCTTCGGGGTTGCCGAATGTAGTATCTACATTGCTATACCAAGATGAAACATTTTCAAAATACTCATCTTTTTTGATTATATCTTCAAAATCCTTCTGTACTTTTTCGTGTTCAGGTAATTTAGTTTTATAAACAGGTATAGCATATAGATTTTGTAACATTAATTCTTCATTTCTATTAATTTACCATACTCGGGTAGATAACAGTACTCCATTTCACTATTGTACAAAGTTCTTATCGCATCATCTAGTGTTTCAACCAATGGTTCACCTGCAAGATTAAAACTTGTATTGAAAATAATTGGTATGTTTGTTTTTTTATAAAATTCTTCGATCAGATCATAGTAATTTTTGTTTTGTTCTCTGGTTACAGTTTGTATTCTACAAGTTCCGTCTATATGAATTATACTAGGAATCTTTTCTGCTACTCCTTCTTGGCAATCCATTGCATACATCATATGGGGTGACTGCTCCATATCCTTCATATCAAACCAGTCATGAGCATGTTCAAGCAAGATTGAACCAGCGAACGGCCTAAAGTATTCTCTTCTTTTAACTTTATTGACAAAATCCTTACCATCTTCGTGTGTAGGATCAAATAAAATACTTCTGTTACCTAATGCTCTTGGACCGTTTTCTGATCTTCCTTGAAATATAGTTACAATATTCTTTGTTGTTAATAAATCTACAACACTCTTATTATCTGCATCAACAACATTTGCTCCATACTTTTCTGCAATGGCTGATATGTCATTTAATGAATAATGATATTCAAAACCTTCGTATATTGTTTCTGCGTAAGGTCTTACTTTTCGATCTTTTGTAGTTTGATGATATTGTAACATAGCCGCACCTATTGCCGTACCTGCATCGTTACTTACTGGTTCTACGTAAAGTTTTATATCTTCTTTGTTAAGTGCATCAAGGAAAAAATAGTTTGCTACACAATTAAGAGCATATCCTCCGCTCAAAACTACATTTTTATTGCCAGTCATTTCAACTGCTTTGAAAATCAACCTCAAAACTTCTTCTTGTGATTCTTTTTGAACAGCGTATGCAAGATTTCTTCTATTTTCTAGCGTAGTCATGTCTACTCTGCTATGATGTTGGTCTTCTGTTGTCTCTAGATATGAATATTTTGACTCATTTACTAGGGCGGCATTAGGATACGTAGGAATGATAAAGTTTTTATCAGCAGATCTCCATTTTCCGCCGCCACCGTCTGTATAAATTGGTGGAAATTTATCACAAGGTTTACCATATGGGCTTAACCCCATGGTTTTTCCAGCTTCAATTGGTTGAAATCCGCAATATTGTGTAACTGCCTCATACGCTTTGACTATTCCAGCTGTATCATCCAATACAAGTTCATGATATCCTTCTTCACGCTCTCTATCTGAAGGTATTTGATCAATCTTTGTACCTGGGTATGGACCATTACCACCTTGGTGTTTATATAATGTCTTAAAATCATCTGGATAGTTACATGAAAAAATGCTTTCACATTCCCAAGTCATAGTTTCATCTTGGAACCTACCTGTATTAATATTCATAGGAATGAATGTTCCTGCACCGTCGACCACCAAAGCTGTAGCTGAATCAAATCCCGATCTATAAAAAGCACAAGCGGCATGTAGCTTATGGTGTATATCACTCATGTCTATTACCTGCCTGTGTTCAAATTCACTCGCGTATGCTGAGTCTGACCTATCAATGAGGCCAAGTTTCCTTGCTAGACCAGTGTACATATCGCCGCCACTAAAGTCAATTCTGCTAGAATCGGCCAAAGGTTGTGTATGAGCTACCACTAGATAATCTAATTTGTCCGTATAATCAAGGAATTTAGTCATTGCGGCTAACGGTCCTCCGTCATATTTCTTTCTAGTTAGACGTTCTTCTTCAATTGCAAAAACTATTTCACCATCTTTCAATAAAACTGCTCCACCATTGTGGCCTCTTGTAATTGCACCAATCCATTGTGTCATAGATTTATTCTCCTAATTAATTTACCTCATAACTGAAATCACAAACAAATACCCTACGGTTGTTTAGTGTAGGATATGTTCCGTGAAATACTCGTCCGTCCATAATAACAACACCACCCGGTGTTGGTCTTACACGAACATGATTAATTTCATGCTCAAACGGCTGTAGTGTTACCAATGATCCTGCTAACGGATATTGTTCTGATACCATTACATCATCTAAAAACATTACAACTGATAACTGTCTGCCTGGCTGATGACAATGCATACCACTATAAGAACCTGGCGGATATTTTAATCCCCATGCTTTTAAACATTTACCCATAGTAATTGGTAATTCACTTTCAATTAAACATTTTTTAATAAATTTTTGAAAGTCTAATTCAGGATCAACTGCTTCTGGATATTCCATTTCACCCTGTGTGTAAAATACATAATCCATAAGTTTATCTTTTTTAGTATCATATATTTTATCGTCAAATAACTTTAGAAACTTCTCCCATCCAGGATAAAAGTTTTCTGTAATAACCCAAGTCTCTAATTTGTCAGAGCCTTTCACTCGTGTAGGTTCACTGAACCCGCCAGTGTTAACATGGTATTGATATGATTCTTCTAACTCATTTAATACATTACGTTCTTGTTGTGGATTTAGTTTCACTTTCCTGTCCTTCCTAAAATCTGTGCAGGTTGTTTTGCGTGTGTTACTCCTGCATCATTTTTGTGGACAACCCCATGCGTCGGGCAGACTTCTCCTTGTTGCTCTTGTGGTTTATACGTTCCTTGATAACTCCTAGGCTTACCAAGACGTTTACGCACACTTGATACAATTTTTTTAAAACTTTCATCATTTAACTCCATAACTTCATCGTTATATCTTTCAATTTCATCTTCCATTGTTAATCTAATAGGACTAAATTTCCTTTTACCTTCACCTAGGTCAATTATATCAAAGTCTGGAGAATTAGGATAAGAAATATTAATAGGATATGTACTACCAATTACACTGGTACACGTAGTTCCAAGTGCTTTTGCCATGTGTTGACCCAAACTATCACAACCTAAAAAGTGATCTGCAATTTGTATTACACTTGACCAAACTCTTACATCAGGTACTTGTGGTACTGCTACTGGCACTTTGGAATTTTCTTCTATGGTTATTGGAAATTCAGACATGATTATAATTGCATAATCATCTCTTAAGTCTTTACAAATCCTAATCACATCATTTAAATGAAAACTTCTTGAGGAACCATCTATAATAAAGTCGCCCATATTTTCCGCTGTCCTACCAAATGGCTGGAAAACCAAGACTTTATCTTTACCTGTCACTGATTTAATTTCTTCTACCATTTTGTATCCTTGAACAAGTTCATGCTTATTCATATATATTTTAGGATCTGGTACTTCACGTAGTCCTTCATTATTAATTGCAATATCAAATGCTTGAGCTAGACTACATTTTTGATTGTAGTATTCCCAAACTCTATAAGGTTCAGGAGTAATACAGTCTCTATCTTTAATGTAGTCCTTAAATAAATTTTTGTGCCAATGATCGTATGCTAGTTCATGTAATTGAGGATGGCCTTTATAAAATTCCATACCTCCTTCACAAACAATTATAAAATCTTTGTCTTTTTCATATAACTTTTCAAAAGCAGGAATACTAGCTACTGTTCTACCTGCACCACCGTTCATAAAATATGCTTTTTTTCTTGACACAATATTGCTCCTAATATGCAAATATTTATGGAGTAGTAGTCAAGGTGATAGGTAATACTGGCTTTTTAAATTGTAATGAAAATTATTTCTTGCCTGCGGCTTTTTGTGCGGCGACAGCCACATCAACAGCAAATGCACCATCTCTATATGGATCATTTGGATCTGATGCTTCATCAGGCTCTCTCATGTCCTTAGGCATAACAGGAAACATCTGTACTGCTTGCCAAGGTTCATAGCCCTTTGCTTCCATAACAGCTGGTAAATCTCTTAATCTTTGTCTGTATTCTTTCCACGCTGTTTGTATTGATTCAGGAGCATCTGTCATTCCAACTTTTGCATCTGTTTCGTGCAACGCGGCATCTCTAGTATCTCTAACCTGTGCCCAAGTTAATGATAAATCAGAACCGGTAGCTGTCCAATCATGAATACCAATAACAAACTCGCCCTTTTCGAAATCATATGTGACATTTTGATCATCATATACGTCACGTGGTTCAAGTTCATCTGTGTATTCTACGTCCATATAACCATCTGGAGCGTCCCATAAAATTTTCCATTCACGACCTCTACGGAATTCTACCATATCTTCTCGTCCGTCGTCATTGCCAATTTCACAGAGCAATGGATTTTCTTTACAATCTACAGTAATTCTAGTGACATCAGCACCTGCTGGTCTTTCTAGATCACGTTTTTCCCACATGCACCATCCAGTTTCTGTTCCATAATCTTCACTGCTTTTATCACTGTTGATTTCAAAAGTTAGGAACTCAGGACCTTTGTATGTGAAAGTTCCAGTTCTACCCTGAGTAAAACTATTTTTTCTCCATTCATCCCAAATTGGATACTGAAATGTTTTTTCTATTTTTCTCATTGCTTATATGCTCCTATAAGTATTTATCATCTTTACATGAAAGTTATTCTTACAACACCAGAACCACCCTGTCCTGATCCACCACCGCAACATTTAGCCCAGTTTCCGCAGTATGAACTTACACCTGATTGTCCGCCACCAGCTGGCCAATCAATGTGGCATCCACATGAACACCATGCAACGTTGGTTACACCCACCTGCATTCTACCAAATTGTGGTGCAGATCCTGTTCCTGAATATGTATACCAACAGTGACATCCGCCATGTCCTGGTTCCCATCCTGATGATCCCATCATTCCGAAATCTGCTCCAAATATTCCACAAATATTACAGTTTGAACATGAATGTGAGTGTCTTGGACCCCAAGCATCACCATTACACATCCAACCCGAACAACCACCTGTTGTACAGAAGTTGCTTAGATTGTGTCCGTTAACATAACTTTTACAACCCATGCCAGGTACGCAACCATGTGATTTACCACAAGGCCATGAACCTCCTGCACAAACTGAATATTTACAGTTTGGCGAGGTAGAAATTGTTTTAGATGCATAGTTACCACCACCACCTCCTGTAGTAAATGAACAACAGTTACAGCAAGTCATTCCTGCTCCACCGCCGCCACCTGACCAAATTTCAAATTGAACAGTTGATACACCAGTTGGTACACACCAATAACAACATTTACCATTTGCTTGTTCACAACAACCAGATTGTCTTGCACACATATGACATCTAAAACCTCTTTCGTTATAGATCCATTGTACACCCATACTGTGACCAGCACCTGGTGCCAAATCATCAGCAGTAAGAGAACCGTCTACTATCGAATCTGTTGCTACTTTTTTATAACTTGCGTATGTTGCCATTCTATTTCCCTATGCGTATGTTATCTTTACTATTCCAGAACCGCCCATATTGCCACCTGCACAACAACTTGCCCAGTTTCCACAATAAGAACTTGTTCCTGTCATTCCACCACCAGATGGCCAGTTGGTATAACATGCACAACCACACCATGCTTCTGCGTGTGCGTGTACACCCATTTTACCTACAAACGGTGCAACACCAGTTTGCATCCAGTCTGCTGATTTACATTGACATCCTCCATGACCACCTGAAACTCCAGTTGATCCCATTATTCCAAAATCTGCTCCAAATATTCCACAAATTAAACAGTTAGCACAGGTCTGTGTATGTCTTGGTCCCCATGCATCTCCGTTACACATCCAACCCGAGCAACCACCAGTTACACAGAAGTTAGATAAGTTGTGTCCATTTACGTAAGAACGACATCCCATACTAGCTCCACAAGTATGTGATTTACTGCAAGGCCATGTTCCGCCAGCACATATGGTATATGCACAACCGGCTGATGTAGTGATAGTTTTTACACCGTAGTTTCCACCTGATCCACCTGCTGAGTGTTTACAACAGTTACAGCATGTTCCGCCTGCTCCTGCACCACCACCTGACCAAATTTCAAATGTAACTTTGTTAACATTT